TGCGTCCTTGCCCGTGCCGAATGTCACGCCCTCAGAATCAGCAAACTCCATCGACGCACCGTTTACAACAATGTCGCCAGACCCCACCACGGCTGGGGATATGTTCAGGTCTGTGCCGTCATATTTAATTGTGGCATCATTACCTGTTCCAAGGACAATACCTTCTGAATCAGCAAATTTTATTGATCCTCCAGCTATAGAAACATCTCCTGATCCTACTGCAGCCGGAGAAATAACAAGGTTAGATCCATCGTATTGAATCGTTGCATCTTTACCTGTCCCTAATGTAACTCCTTCACTATCATCAAATTCCATACTTGCACCAGAAACAACTATGTCGCCACCAGAAGATCCAGTAGGTGACATAGTCAAATCACCAGATTCATTCTTAAACTGCCACTCTTTTTCTGGTGTTTTTACAACTATTATGGAGTTTCCGCCTGCAGATGTAGATCTAAAATAAGCACTTGTAGATCCAAAGTGATCAAGTGAAAACCGACCTCCAGTAGGTGGGTCAGGTGATGCAGAGTTACCCCCTACATGTATCATTCCCGCTGTTAAACCGCTTACTGTATATTTATCACTAGAGCTAAGCTTTCCTGCTGTTACTTCGCCATCTCTAATATTAAGTGAAGTTATAACTGCCAATATTCTTCTCCGAATTTATTATTCTGAATCCTTTTTAGCTTTTCTTTCTGCGGCTCTTTTTTGTTGTCTGCTTTGAACTTCTACTTCTTGTTCCGATTCCTGTTCTTTATCACACTTATCTTTTATTCCTTGCATTGCCTGTGCAGCGCCAAGAACTTTATCTCTATTAGCCTTCAATTCAATTAAATTAGCTTTTGCTATAGAAATTTGTTTTTCTTGATTTGATACGCGCTGGTCTACTTCTACTAATTCTTTTTTTAAATTTTCCAAATATTCATCGAATTCTTTACCATCTATTAACATAAATTTTCCTTTCTGCTAACATTTCTATAAATATACGCTTATTTAAGTATTCATATATTTTTATAATAAAACAAACCTTGTATTTAAACATTTATTTCTCATCTAAATAGCTGAAGTTATATTATTCTTCGAACTTGTTCCATCTGTATTATTTCCAGTATATGCTCTAATTGCTGTTTCAACCAATGGCATTACATTTTTAATTGCACGTTCACCAAATAGGAATGAAAGAACAATAAGATTAATCGCATAAATTATTGTCATCATAGTTGGATCAGGAACTAACCACAATCCACTAAATACTTTATAATCTATAAATAAAGTCCCAAATCCCCAAATAGGTCTTTGAATTCCTCTTAACCCTAATAAAATCTTACCTACAAATCCTAATTGAATAAGATCAGATGCAGATCCTTCATGTTTATTTGTAAAATCTCTAAACGAATTTGATTCTTTATTCCAAGAATCCTGTAATGCAATCTTTTGATCAAATTCCAATTTCTGCATTGCCATTGTAATATCAGCTCTTTCCTTTTCTGACATTTTATCTGGTAATGCTTTATCAATTAAATCTACGATTGTATCTGCACCGGGAATGAAACTTGTTGCTAATTTACCTAAACCACCTATTTTGCTTAATAAACTCATGCCATATTTTTCCTTTTTAATTCCGTATAATGTTCATTTAATGCTTCAAACTGTTCTTCATTTAGATATATTGTAGGAGTATTATCATTTTTACATGTAGGACATAACCTTGCAGGATATGGTCTTAAATAACCCATCTTAGAACATAAATGTGCCTTAATATTCTTTCCCAACCTTGATCTTTGAATAGCCTTCATCACTTTTCTCTACATGTATTTGATGATCTACAATATCCTGTAAATAATCAATATGCGAAATGATAAGTACGGTTTGGAATATTGATTTCAAATATCCCAGTAGTGCGTTCATATTATTTAAATTATCACTATCTAACGCTCCAAAACCTTCATCAATTACAAATAAATTACATCTGGGAATGAGTGATATATTGGCCAAAGCTGCTCTTATTGATATAGCACCGATTACTGATTCCATACCAGAACCCAAATCTAATTTTCTTTTTGAACTACCGTCATCTATAAATATCCCGATATCATGTGTTTCATCATCAATTTCTATTATAACATCAAAGCCTGAAACATGAGATAGAATCTTTCTTATTTCCATATTAATTCTAGGTATTACCTTCTTTGTAATTTGTAATTGTATACCGTCTTTAGATAATGAATCCTTCAATAATGATGATAATCTAAACTTCTCTTCTACTTTATTCATTTTTTCAATAGAACTACTTAAATCATAGATCTTTTGATTTACTGAGCCAAGATTAATATTCCATGTGGAAATTGCTGCATCTATATTTTCAGATTTCTTCTTATAATCAGGCAACCCTTTATTAATTTTTTCTATTTCTTTCTTAACGCTTTTATTGAATTCAATAGATGTCTTATTTGTCTTATAATCTGTTAATAAACGTTGTTGCTGTTTTAATGTTTCTTGTGCATTTATAATAGAATCTTCTCTATTTTCAATCTCCATTTTCTTTATATCTAATGATCTTATATCATCATTTAATGATTGAGTGCATTTTACATAAGCATCCCATTGTTTTTGCGATTCTATATTTTGTTCACAAACTTCAGTATATATTTTTTCCTTCTCTAATAAATCCTCTTCCTTAATTACCATATTTTCCAAAGAATCTTTAGCTTTGAATGCATCACTAAGAAAAACACATTTTTGACAATTCTTTTCAGTCTCAAACCAATCATGTTTTGTCAGATTTTTTGTAAGTCTATTAGCATTTGATATATCTTTCTTTATTAGTAACTTATCTCTCTTTATAGATTCCAATTCTTCATAAGCAGATCTAAATGATGCAAGATTTGCTTTTAATTTTTCTTCATTATATGTTTTATATTTTACTTCATTATCTTTAATATCTGTATTGAGCGAAATATATTCTAACTTAGCATGCTTCAATAATTCTTTCAATATTTTGATATGATCTTGTGAATTTTTTATCTGTGTTTCAATATCTTCTCTATTTAAATTATTATCTTCAACATTCTTAAGAGATTTATTAAGTTCTGCTATTCTATCAATTATTTTAGTTATTTCAGTTTTTAATTTTGATTTTAAAGCATTACCTTTTTCAAGATTTTCTGTAATCTTCTTTCTTTCTTTTTCATACCCTTTGTGAATAGACTTAAAATCATGTTCCTTATATTGCGTAATAACTCGTTTAAGTGCATCACATTCACTTTTGATAGCAAGATATAAATTATCCATAATATCCAAACCAAGAAATCTAGCCAGTTGTTCTTTTCTTTCTGATTGGTTACCATCAATAAAATTTGCAAGCTTTCCTTGCATTCCAAATGTTGTAAGACTATGGTCTAGGTAGGTTCCTAATAATCCACGAATAATTCTTTCTGTTTCATTAACATTGGAATCACCAGTTATTGCAACTTCTTCACCCGCAATGATTTCCCATATCTTTATTATGGTTTTGCCTTTATTTCTATTCTGTTCTAATCTATCTACTCTTCTTCTAATAACAAAATCTTTGTTATCTACTGAAAAGTGTATTTCTATTTCTGCATATTCTCTATTTTCATTAATCAAATCTGTAATATTAGTTCTTGATACCTTATCTGACATATTGAACAAGCCATTGAGCAGTGTTCTAAGCATTGCTGATTTGCCAGACCTATTTGGTGAAAACATTCCTACTATTCCATTCAATGATTCGAAATCTATATAATTGTCTTTACCGTATGAAAATGTATTATCAAATTTAATTGATTTAACTTGCCAAGCAGATCCCCTATTCTTTGATTCCTCTTCAATTGAAGTATTAAATATTCCTGAATGAATCTGAAGTATGTTGTCTATTTCTTCTTTAGAAAGTTCTATGGCTTCGAAATATTTCCTAATCAACATTTGTTGTACTGAAAGCTGAGATACATTATCTATTTCCAAATCACTAAGATCTATATCTTTTCCTGCTGATGCAACATCAACTTCAACAGATAATCTAAGTGGATTTAGTTTTTCTTTTAAGTACGATGCTATATTACTTAATGTAACTTGATTATAAGAATCACCTTCAACTAATACCCTTACGTATGGTTTTTCAGGAACATCTCTAAATTTTCTTTTAGTTATATCTTCGCTAGGATTTAATCTTATCGTATAATATCCATAAGGGTTTTTGACTGGAATGAATTTACTTTTATATGTATTTGTATCCCAAATTACATATCCTTTCAATCCCCCTTCACCAAAATCTTGTTGAATTAATGATCCACTATATAATACTTTTGGATCACCATTTGGAAAACTGCTTACTGCTTGGTATTTATGAATATCTCCAAGCATACCAATATCATAATTCTTGAACATGCTTGCATGATAATTTGATTTCAGTACATAGTTAACATCAGTTCTTGCCGAATTTAAAGCACCATGAAATAGTGCTATATATTTTCTTTCATCTGATCTTTCGAATTCAATTGGAAAATTTTTCTCATCATTTATTGCAAATACACCATAAGCGATTTCTTCTGTATCAAACGGCTTAAAAATACCACTTTTGTTATAAACAGTTGGGATATTAGATGATTGCTTTTCATCATACATATCTGTGATTGCAGTTATAACATCTAATCTATTTGGTTGATTTACAATGCAATCATGATTTCCTATGATAATATCTAATGGTGCAATTCCTACTAAAGTGTCAAAAAAATCCTTCCCAAGACTTATTGCTTCTGGTGAAAGGTTTACTTTATTATGAAATATGTCACCTACTAAAACTATTCTATCTACTTCGTTTTCAACTAATGACTTATATAAATTTTCAAATACTTCTTTATATTCTCTATGTCTTTTGAGTAAACGAATATGCACATCTGAAATGTGGCCTACCAGCATTAATTAAACTCCTTTTCTAAATCTTTTAAATAAAACTATTAATACCTCTAAAAATTTGAAGCAACTCTTTCTAAAAAATCAAAATCTACAGAATTGTTATTAATCAATTCATTTACTATTTCTACATCTTTGATAGACCCTATATCATTGTCAAATTTCCTTAAATCTATCATTTTAACATCTATACCATTTTTAACTAAGATATTTGCTATAGTTATCTGCTTATTATAAGCATCTGGATCTAAACATAATACTATTTTTGAATTATTATTTAATATTTTTCTGAATAGTTTATGATCTCTCTTTAAAGATGATCCTAATATAGGAACTGCATTTCTTCTTAGCATTATTGCATCAAATACACCTTCTACTAAGAATAAAGGTTTATTCCAATCTATTAAATGTTCATTGAAGATAAAATTTGTTTTTGGAATTGGCGGATTATCATATGTTTGATTGACCTCATCATCTATACTTCTAGTTATAAAATAATTTATCTTATATAATGGATCATATGATGGAATTAATATCCTTCTTGACGTAGGGCTATAATGCATGTTGTATTTGATCAAATCGTCCTGTGTTATCCCTCTTCCATAAAGATAATTTACTCCTGCACCAAAGCCAAAGCCTTTCTTATGCTTATATAAATTTTCATACTCTTTAGGTATAAAAAGCTTATCAAAAAGCGGCTTTTTTTGCGGACTATGTGACAACATTGTTATTAAATCATTGAGATTGGTAGGTGAACCATATGTTATATTGGAAGAAAAAAATCGTTTGGCTTCGGAAGCAAAACCAAGCTTAAATAACATTCTTTTTAATCCTTGGCCACCAATATCACAAATCCAACAATGATATTTTTCTGTGACTACATCAATTACTAAGTGTGGCTTTGGATGTTGACAATTAGTACATGTAAATACATAATTGTTGTTTCGATCATGACCGTCATGATCCCCTAGTATATTTTCTAAAATTGTTAAATTATCTAGCCTTGTATTCATTCAATTCTTTTTCTTCATATAATGCAAGAGCAATAATTATACTATCACATATATCATAGGCTGTATTTGCAATTTTATCTATTCTTTTCATTCTTGGTAGTTCTATTTCAGGAAACCTATTTACTACGTAATTTTTTACATATTCTTTACTATTTTCACCTCTAGGAATTGCAGACCCAAAAGTTAATTTACGTGCTTTCAATACATTTATATGAACTGGCTTGATCCCATAATATTTGTAAAGGCAATCACTTGCCAAAGCATTAAATCTTGCCAAAGTTATAATTGTCTTTGCACTTGTTCTACCAGCTGAAAACCTACCTAATATATCTTCGATACCAATAATATCTACATTTCTTACTGAACCTGTAAGATTTTCTTCTATATATTCTTGAAATACTACCAACTTATCATAATAATCTTTTGCTTTAGATGTATCTATTAATCCATAATCTAATAATTCGCCGTCTTCTATTAATCCCCAACCAGTTGCATTAGTAGATAAATCTATCCCTAAAATCCTCATACCATTATCCTCCAAACTAAATCAATTTCATTTGTATCTATCCTTATCTTCAAACTCATCAATTTCAGGAAGATCAATAATAAAACGATTATTACTCATATCATCTACTTCTTCTTTAATTTCTTTTATTATCTCTTCATCTTCTTCATCCTCTTCAGATTTCCTATTTTTCATACCTGCTGGTAATATATCATGTTTATCAAGCATATCAAGAATAGAATCACCATCTAGACCTTGATTATCATCTTTAGCATCAATTGCTGATTCAACTATTTTTTGCGATGCAGAAAGAAGCTTAATAAGATTATCATTTAATTTTACTGATAAATCTAAATAAGGATTTGCTTTATCGCCAATCATGAAAACATCATCGTCATCATCAAATCTTTTTGCAATATTATCATACGTGTCCAATGCACGTTTTCTATCTTCTGTACATCTAATAAATATTTCTTTCATAAATGCATCATAAGTCATACCATCAAAAATTTCAATATCTTTTAAAGATACTTTCAAATTCTCTTCTGGTTTTTTCTCACTATTTTCATCTTGCATCCGTTTTCTCCAAAGGTGCATTCTCATCATTAAGCTGCACATTGAATCTATATTGTTCATTTACTACTTGCAGTTTATCATACAAATCTTTTACTGATGTGAGTAAATTTGTTACAACAGGTTCATTTGCATATGCCGGCATGTTTAACATTTCTTCACATCTTGCTGAAAATTCTACAAGAACACCATGAATACCTTCAAATACACCTTCTAATGCTGTAACTCTATCAATCAATCTTTTTGCAAGAAAACCGAGAATAACATTGACAACTATACTTACACCTAATGCAATCTCCAATATCATATTTGTTCCTTTTTATATTTAATTTTGGTATACTTCATTCTACTTGGTTCATTTCTATTTTGTACAAACTCGCTGACTCAAATTTATAAGGTTTTACACCTATTGATTCTAATATGTCAACTCTATTCATAAATCTCTTATTCATTAAATCTTTTACCTTGTAGAACCCTGATTTGTCAGCAATAACATCCCCCAACTTCGATTTACGAATAGCAGAAATATAAACAAAATCCCCAAATTCAAAAGGACCCCCATAACGTTTGTGAAGATTACGTGATAAAGCAATATAACGATAATTACTAGCTTCGTCAACTTTAATAATAGTTCCATCAGCTGTTTCATTTGGTCTATCATCTGTTTGACCTTTTACAGGATGATACATTGTTACTGCTACCTTAATTGTTTTCTTTACATGTTTTACTGATTCTTTAAACCTTTCTTCATATTCTGTCAATCTTTGTATAAGTATACCATTGTTTATATTTGTAAGACGAAGAGCTGCGTTAGTATCTGATAATACGAAGTTATAATTTACCAGATTAAATCCAATTATAGCAAATGTAATAGTTAGTATAACATTTAAAGCTAAAGAACAACATAAGGGAAAAGACCAAATCTTATTTTTCGTTAGAGCTTCTTTATATATGCCCAAATAATCTCTCAGTTAAATATCGTCTACCAATGCAGTAAAACTGTCTGCCATTTGTAAAATACGTGTAAGTGCGATTTTACTAAACATAACCGATGGAATTCTATTACTTTCTACATATAAACCATCATGATATAGAATTGCATGGAATTCATCATTTGTTAATTTAATACCGCAACCTTCAATTAATCTAAGTGATCTTAATGGAACTGTAAGTCCGTCTTGTAACTCATTATTAAAAGTAAACATTCTACCTAATTTATTTCTATGCCAATCTGATTCTTCTGGAATGTAATAAGTAGTCCCATCTTCTGAACCAATCTTACCAACATCATGAAATAATGAAGTGATTAATGCACTATAAACAGAAATTTGTTTCTTAACACCTAAAGCATCTCTAATTCCTATTAATCTTTCATACACTTTTAATGAATGAACCGCTAAACCGCCAGGATATGGAGAATGTTGATCTAACTTTCCTGATGCAGGACACATAAAATATCTTTGTGCATATTTCTCTAAAAAGAGTTTCCATCCCTCTTTATTTTCATTTGATACTTTGTCATTGAAAACGTATTTCTCGAATAATTTATCAATAACTTCAATTGCATTATCGGTCAATACTTTTTGTTCTACCTTTGTCATTCCTTTGGCCTCCTTTTATACTTCCTGCAACTTGCAAGCACAATATTTTTTGGTTGTCCACATGATAATATGTTAATGCACCTTGCACATTTGTTATTATATTTTAATCTAGATTGCCAAAAAAGTAAATTATCTGCAACTGTTCCTTGCCATTCTTGTGCTTGTATTTCATCCAAAGTTTTAGGGAGCTTTACATCCCCATTTTGTCCTAATTTTACATATTTTCCTTTTTTCTTACTAAATGAAATTATAAAACCTCTGCCAAATTTATTAAAACCTAATTCGATATAATCTTCATTAGATATATATAAAAAAGTATTATTCAATACATCAAATATCCACTTATGACGAGCTGGCTTACCCTTCTTATGCATATATCTATGAGGCTGTACCAAACCAATTACTTGGCCTAATATATCACCAGCTTTATATGCTTCATTATTTCTACGACGTAAATTTCTTGTATCTCTTGCAAATTCATCTCTTGTAAGTTTTGTATAATAATTATTCCTACGAAGCTTTTTTATCTTATTATCTTCTATTGTGAAATAACCTCGTTCATCAATTCTACTAAGGTTCAAATCTGTTTTTATAAACATATTATTCTTAACAGAATAACACCAATCTGTCATTAGCTTCTTCTTATCATCCAGTGGATGAAGCTTTACAAAAACATTATTCATTTATCCTCCAATTTTAAGATTTATCAATAATTTTTCTTGCTTTTTTCTCTGTTACTACTGGAAAAAATTCTGTACTCATTTACTACTCCTTTACAAATGTTCCTTGGGATGTTAAATGACCTTTCCTATCTTTAATTTCATTATACGCAGCTTCTACACATTTGTCAAATTTAATATTTTTCACTTTGCAAACACCACGCAAGGTCACGTATATATCTCCGATAGCATCCATAATGCCTTCATCATTATTATGATTTATAGCATCAAGGAGTTCGGCAGTTTCTTCTAAAGTTTTAATGGCTTGTCCCATAGCAGTTCCGTGTTCTGTAATGCCTTTGTCATCCATCCATTTATCAATATTATGATCATATATTGCTTTCATAAATCCTTACTTGACATTTGCTAATGGCTTCATTTCCCACTCATTTCCTGACCTCAATATTTTTGAATTCAGTAATGTTTTCGAAACCCTTTCAGCTGTTTTGACTGCTCCTTTTTTATCATCCTTCTTTGCAAATTCAGGAGGAAACATTGCATCTAATGCAAATTGAAAATCTGATTGTTTATTTAATGTAAACTGGTGAGGATTATGTTCGAATGTATAATTTGAACCAAGAAAATCCCATCCAGCAGGCATAATTTTACCAAATTCTCTATCCAATGCTTTCAATCCAAATATTTCTGCAAGGGCAATACGATAATCATTATCATCACCTTCATAAATATCTTTTGCGAAATCAGTTGCTTTAATTTTGAATCCTACCAAGAAAATCATCATCCAAGGTTTTCTTGTAATCTCCCATTCTCCTCCAGCAGTAGCGAACTTACTTTTTGACTGCTTGATTCGCTTCCAGTCATTTGCTTTACCCTTCTGTTTAGCCAATTTATTTCTCCATATAGTTTATCATACAAGCGAAACGTCGTCCCCAATCTCCTTCTGTCGCACCTTAGGGGTTTCCAAATGTTCAAAATCTTCCCTATCTCTTATCGATTGTGCAATCGAAGGTAGGAATGTTTCATCAGTTATTTCCTCTCTTATCTCATTTTTTATAGAATTCATAACACTAACTATCAAATGTTTTCTTGTAACAATATCACTTTTTGTAGTAGGATTATCTATACCATTGAGAATAGAATCAATTGCATTTTCATATTCTGATATTTGTTTAGTTATTAATATTGCTATATAATCTGATATAACTTCTACCAATGTCTTATTTTTTATTTCCATTAATTGCCTTTTTTAACCTTTCGATCACAAGTAGTTTATCTCTCTCAATAGTTGATTGCCAAAATCTTATTATCTGATAGCCTGATTTCTTTGCTATCCAATTTTTCTGACCATCATTCTTCTTATTTTTCATTTGCATATAATTGAATGATACTGAATCATTATCAAAATTCCCATGTATATAATCACCATCTACTTCAATAAGTAGTTTACCAACTCTAAAGTCATATATCTTATAACTATCTAAAAATCTTAATGGAAATTCTACCTCAAATTCTATACCTAATCCCTCAAGAATCTCTATCATTGCTTTTTCTGGAGCGGTACGTCTCATTTTCTTTCGTGCAATAGACATATCACGTGGTGCTCGTGTTTTCATATTTTTAGCCCACCATTTTAAATGATGGCCATTGTCTCTTTCCTTTTCATAATAACGTTCCTTAGTTTCTTCCCATTCAGAATCTTTTACATTATGATATATCTTTCTTTGTCGTTCTGAGAGACTCAATCTCATTCTCCAATTTTGCTTGTGATTCCTTAATCATTTCTACTTCAATCATCACATCATTTAAATGCTGACGAAATGTCATAACTGCCTGTTCTGACGATACCATTCTTCTATGAACAGCTACTAATGCATCAGCAGGGTCGATTTCATCAGGTTGAATGCCTGCTGTATTTAAATCATTAGGTAATATTAAATTCCCTTTATTCATTTCTTTTTAGCTCCTCTTCTTCTAGCTTTTGCAGCTCTCAACAATTCATTTGGATCCAAATTTTGATTTCTTACATTAATATTTCTATGTAAGCATACTGATTGTAAATTAAGTGTCTTAGCAGCACCTTGTTCTGTTATAACTGATACATATCCTTTTTCTTTATTTAATTCTTTTAATTTAAAGTATCGTTTTTCTTTATAATCAGCGCACTCTAAATATTTATTAATATGATCCTTTGTTATTAATAATTCTTCTGGAATGTCAACATATTTTAACCTTTTCGTACCATATCTATCTTTGGTAGTTTCTATTTTTAATTTAATCTTCTTCGGTTTCTTCGTCCTCGGAATTTTCTTTATTTTCGCTTTTTTCGAAATCCTCTTCTTCCGAGTCTTCTTCGCCGAGGTTTGGGTTGAAGATGAATTCAATTTCTCTTTCACCTGTTTCACTATATCTGTCTTCTTCATCGTTTTCTTCCGATTCATTGGCAATTCCTTTGAAATGTTCTTTAGAGTTCTCCATTATCTTTTCACTTTCATGAAAAGCATTCAATAAATCTTCTTGTTTTATTTGTTCATCTTCAGAACCTTCAACAATTTCAGGTAGTTTATTAGGATTATTTTGTTCTTCTACTTTTTGTTCTTCTGCTAATAACAAAAATCTTCTTAATGGTACTCCTAATTGCATTCTTAAAAAACTAGAAGTTTTGACTATATCATTAAATGCATCTAATATATTATAGTGAGAATTAATATTGATATTAGGATCACTATTATCTCTATAAACCTTATGAGCAACCATATCTTCTATTTTCTCATGTGCTTGATTAACTAATTGTATTGCTGTTCTAACTTGTTGATCAACATTTGATAATGTTACTGCAACGATTCTAATTTGTTCTTTAATATTTAATTCTTCTTGCCTAGCGCTTTCCATAAATGTTTTCGCTATCCTTGCAGCCTGTTCCTCTTCACTCTCCGGACTTTTCATAAGTTTCAGTCTCCATAACTATTAATTCAAAACTTAACTCACCTGTTACAGGATTAGTAACTGTAACAAGATCATATTGGTTAAGTAATTCTGGTATAGAACCATTCTTTTCTTCATATATGTAATATAATAATCTATTACATGTATCATCGCCAATAGATGTTTGACTCTGTTCTATAATTAATTTGCATAACATCCAAGTTTTGAAAACTGGTAATTCCATAATCTCTAAATCTGTTATTTTATCAGTTACTTGATTATCTAATTCGGCTCGGAGACCTGTTGCAACTTTATCAAGTTCTTCTTGAATTGTAGCAACTCTTAATTTAATTGTTTCCGGTTCAATAGATAATATTTTTTCTATCTCATCAATATATTCTTTTTCTTGTTCTTGTGGCATTTTACCTCCGAATAAAAAAAAGCTAGTTAAACACACATTCAAATTCTGCTGAATATAGAAAAGTTTGGGAGACCCAGCATTGTTCATGTGAATAACTAGCCATGATTATTTTCCTTAATTATAAATATCAACTAAAAACTATTAATATCGTCGTCATCACCATCATCCTGGCCCATTCCAAATAAACCAAACGAATCTGAATCATGATTAGACCTATTTACTACTTCATATATCGAATTTTCTGTATTATACGTAAGAAATACAGAAGATTGTTTATGACTGTCTACAATTGTTGCTTCATCATTACAACAATTTTCATACATACCTTTGAAATATGATAATTGTAATGGAACAAAAAAATTATCTTTATTATTAGGATTAACTGCTACAACATTAAGAAATGTTGCATTAGCTGGATTGAGAATTTTTTGAATATAAAACAATGACATATTTGTTAATACAACTTTTGGTCCAAATGATTTCAATAATCCCATTTTAACAAATTCACTGTTTATATATCTTAACCCTATATTTTCTTCAGTAAATGCAATGGTGCATCCTGGTTCATTGCCATCTAACATGATATAAAACAAAGCATTCCCTGCTTCATTTGATAAGAACCATAACCGATAATTCATATCAATTATGTTATTATAGGTAAGTCTAGTAGTTATTAATCCTGGCTTTTTCCTATCTTTTTTATTCTGAATCAGTGGTGTTTTGACTAACATTATTGATCCCCATCTCATTGTCAAACTTCTCAATTACTTTCTTTGTTTTTTTCATAAAAATATCAATTATTTCTTCTGATTTTATATCATATAATAAACAAAGGTTCATCCAATATTTTAAAACATCGATCAATTCTTCCTTTAATGCTTCTTTATCTACTATTTTTCTTTTCATATGATGTTTAAAGTTTATTTCATCAAGTACTTCTGTGCATTCCTTTATAAGCAATAATAGAACATCTTTAAACAATTGTTGCTTACCAACCAAATCATTCCCTGGATAACATGCATGATCGACATATCTTGATAAATATAATTGGGATTCCAATTGAGTATTATACATTTGGTCGAATTTGTCTTTGCCACTATCTTCATCATATATTCTTCTGAACTCTATTGATGTTGTATCTTCCCTTATTGCAGTTTCGCTTGGTTTAATAGTTTTCCTATCTTCACCTTCCACTGTATTTTTAAGACGGCCGGATCCGCGAGGAGCAAATTTACTTATCTTATCTTTAAAACTCCGTCGGCTTCCTCGTGCTCTACCTGGATCATTCATTCATTTTCTCCATTATATCTTTTTCTGTAAGTAATGACATTCTGTCCCATGCTACAGATAATCCAAAACTATCTTCTTTTAATTTAAGTAATATTAATGCTCCGGCAAATAGATCATCAATAAAATATCTAAGTTTATTTTCCCATATCTTAACGGATATATTCCCATTAAATTTAAGTATAGCAAATGGTTTTCCATTCTTTGTTGTACGATGATCCACATTTTGTATAGTTCCCCAAACATATGTAGAATCCTCATGTGATATTGCATCCCATTCAGATATATGAGGTATTCCTATACCCCGCAATGCTTCTTCTAATTCAGCTGTTCTTTCACTTCCTGAATATCTAAACCCTAGATATTCTAATTCTAATTTAATCGTTTCCTTTTCATTAAAATCATCATTGAAATATACACCAACTTCTGAAAAGAATTTCTTAAATTTATCCGACTCCATTAACATAATTGGCTTCATCTTTTTATCTTCAAAACCACATTTCTTAAATATTTCTCTTCTTTCTACTACTTTAAGTCTTGTAAATTTATCAAATAATATTACTATTTGTGATAGTGGTTTTCTACCTATATTATCCACCTTATCACTAAATGGCATATTATCAAACATTCCCAAGATAGCCATAATACTAATATTTTTATTCGATGCCATTCTATGATCCATGTTATCTTTATAGAATTCTAGAAATGTTTCCCAACCTTTTTCAGGCTTATGTTCATTGATTTTCGAAACAACTTTATGACCGATTCCTTTTACATTTACAATACCAATCAGAATATCTGTTTCATTTACTTTAAAATTTTCAGAGAAATTATTGATTGAACCAATACTTACCTTAGCATCAGGCAATAATTCTCTTGCCATATTAATATAACTTGCAATCTTTTCTTGGATCCCTTGATTATAGTTAAGTAATACTTCACAAAATAAGGCGGGATAGCGTGCCTTCATATATGCACCCCAATACGATAACATTCCATATGATACTGAATGAGGTTTATTGAATAAATAACCTGCATTGTCAATCATATACTTTGTTATTTTCTTCACATCTTTTACCGGTAACTTAAGGTCATCATTATTAAAGAGATGGTTATCCAATAGGTCATCAATCTGTTCGTAATCAAAATGTTCACATGCTCTACGAAGAAGATCAGCAGGACCAAGGCCCATTCCCATCTTATTAAACATTCGAATGAATTGTTCCTGGTATACCATAATGTTTTCTGTTGGTGCAAGGATTTCATCAAAGAATGGATGAACATCATTTGTTGATTCCTCTTTACCCAATCTTCTCTTTGCATATTTCTGTGTAAGACCAGCTTTTATAACACCAGGTCTATATAATGCTGATGTTACTGCAAGGTCTTCGACATTTCTTGGACAAATATCCTTCAATAACCTTGTAATATTATCACCTTCAAATTGGAATATACCTTCTGTCTTTCCTTGTGACAACATTTCATATGCCTTATCATAATACTTCATATACTCTGTATCTTCAGGATCAATATCCTCTCTCATCATAGGCATAGAATATAGGTCATCAATTGATATACCTACTTGTTCCGCCACTCTCTTAACAACATCCAAAGTTTTAATTCCAAGCATATCAATTTTAAGGAACCCAATCTTACCAAGTTCCTCTACTTGCCATTCTGTAACCATCTTAATTACTTCTTCATTAGTATTCTTTGCAATTTCCTCATCCTCTTTATTCAATTTAGCTCTTCTAAGTGGCATACTTTTGTATAATACATCCGATGATATAATAGTTCCGCCTCCTGAAACAGAGTATGTTTTTGGATTTCCTTCAATTGCTGATATAGTTTCTATCAATTTATTTTTGTCATCCTGTTCAAATTGTGCAAGATACGCTGCTAATTTTTCGTTATCTTTAGCAACATCGGCAAATGCTTTTAATGATTTGAATTCTGATCCAGTTGAATTAATTGTTTTAGCTATTTTGTTTACTTCAAAAAAATCCATTCCTAAATTCTTACAATATTCTCTAAACAAATTATTACATGTATACCTCATAATTGACCCAACTGGTGCAATATTATCAAACCCCCATTTACCTGCTACATAATCTCTAACTTCTCTGCGACGTCCAGCTTCAAAGTCATTATCAATATCTGGCACCTTAATTCGTTCCGGATTCATGAACCTCTCGAAGAACAAATCATATTTAATTGGATCCAACTGTGTAATATCCAACAACCAACATACAACACTCCCAGCCGCGCTGCCCCTCCCTGGCGACATCAATATATCATGTTCATAAGCCCAATCGGTAAAATCTTTTGTAATAAGGAAATAATCTACATATCCTTTATCGTCAATAACCTCGATTTCATTTTTAGCTCTAAGCATATAATCCTTGGCATTTTCTGTTGTTACCTGCCCAAGCTTAATTTTCTTTTGAATACCGTTTATAAGAGCTTTATTAATGAATTCCCTATTATTTTTATAACCTTCAGGTGTAACAAATGTAGGTTCCTTCAATGATTCAGTATCAATAAGACCATTACACATTGTTGCAACCTTTTTAGTTGTTTCAATACCTTCATCAAGCCATTTTGTTCCCATAACATCTTGATGCCCATGAATTTTCCAAAGTTCCCTTACATTTTCCTCAGGCATAATAAACATATTCTTACATTCAGATTCTTCCATATCAGTTGTCAAACTTAATAGAAATGTTCTTGCATCATTTCCTTCTTTAATAGGATAATGAGCATCGCATGTAATCACAGTTCCTACATCATATTTTTTTGCAAAATTATTAATGATATATTCATTATAATCAATTTGCATCTGTAACTCATTTGGCTGAATTTCAAGAAAGAACCTTTCACCAAACATTGATGTCATTCTTTCAAAATAATTTTGCATAGCTTTATAATCACCATCAAAGAATGATCTACCCATTTTTGATGCAATACAAGTTGATGTTACAACTAGACCTTCACTATGTTTTTCTAACATATCTAAATCAATTCTAGGTCTGTAATAAAATCCAAACTTATTGGCCTGATAATTCAAAGTATATAAATTTTCCATACCTTTATCGTTCATTGCTAATACAAGTAGATGTGAACTTCTAGCACGTTTTGATTGAACTTCTTTGATTTGGTCCTTTGTCATGATTGCTTTTTCAGCATTGGATAAAGGTGCTTCATTCATATCGTTACAAAGATACATTTCATTACCAATAATTGGTTTTACACCATTTACAAGACATGCTTTCTGAAACTCATATGAACCAGCCAAAGTACCATGATCTGTTATAGCTAATGCTTGCTGACCTATATCAGCCGCACGTTTAGCATTATCAGGAGGCTTACCTATACCATCAATCATACTAAATGAAGTATGACAATGTAGATGAGTAAAAGTTGTGACTTCTTTATTCATTAACTATCCTTAAAAAATGAATGTGTTTGAAATTCATTTACTTGTTTTTTCCATTTTTCATACATACCTGGATTTCGATAAATATATGCAGGATGATATACTGCACCTACAAATACTTTCTTATTCCACATTGTATTATAAACAAATTGGCCAAAATTTAAACCAAAAAGATTTGCTGCTTCCCTTCCCAGACAGTATATTTGTTCAGGTTTTATTATATTCAATTCTTTTGCTAAAAAATGCATACATTGATATTGCTGTTCTTTTGTTGGAACATTATTTTTTGAGTCACATTTTACGATATTAGTTATATGAAATTCTGTGAAATGTAATTCTGTTATAAGTTTTCTAAAATATACTTCGGAATATTTGAGGATATTTGGATCTTTTTGGAGACCAAAAGGGGCTACATCTTCTGATGCAATTTCTTGATCTTTAAAATTTCCTGGATTTCTTGCTATGAATACTATTTTTGTATTTACTGACTGTTTAGACGGATAAAAATAACCATGGCATCTTATTTTTGAATTCTCATGCAAAGAGCATTTAGTACACTTTTCTTTCTCTTCATTAATCTGTTTTAGACTCTCCAATATTTTCATCACATAATCTTTCTATTTGTTCTCTAATTTCAGAGCCATTAAACTCTACTGAATCTCTTTCAAATATATTAAGTTTTGAATCTTCAGCCCATTCTTTACCTATTTCATTTTTACATACTTGAATTCCCCATTCTATTGCATGTTGAAGATCGATTAATGTTTTATTACAAAAACCAGGATATGTTTTTGGCATTATTTCTTTATATTCATAGCATTTTGGAAATATAGGGAGACACCCTGCTGCCATAGCTTCTTTAGAACTTACTCCACCATGTGCTTCTTTATTAAATAATGCTACTACGATATCCGACTTATGTAACCTACTTATATATTCTTCCCTTGAATCTAAATCTGCAGGAGTTTCAACTGGACATCCAACTAAACTTTCCAGTTGTATATCTGGAATGTATTTTGATGGATTTGTTATATAACAAATTATGTCATCTCTTGTCTTATTAATTTTTCTCATTACTTCAAAAAATTTTTCATGATTACAATAATTTGTACTTGATAATCTATTAGGAAAATTTATAATGATTTTATCATCATATCTATTATTATTATTCTTATATTTATCGATTTCTTTTTGAGAATACGTCGAATTCCAAACTTCAGGTATTGGTGTTTCCAATTCTGGCATATATTTCTTTGCATTTGCAACTATAACCTGTTTGTTTGCATGGCTTTGTGTTACTGGAAAATCTGCATTTGCCAATCCTTCTATTTGCCTATAAAAATATGAAAATTCTTTTGGAACTTTATTTTGGGTTGGAACATCAGTAAAATGCAAATATGCTACAATCTTTGGTTTCTTTTCTAGGTAACCTGAAAGCATCATATGTTTTACCAATGCATTTATATTATTGACTAATGTAGGCGTATGAATTATAATAACATCATACTTATTATTTAGTATATCAAACCAATAAGACATATCAAAATCGTATCTTAATGTAAATGCAGATCTTACCAAAGAATTTATTGGTCTTTCAAGAATTATATTCCAATTATGATACTTTATAAGTTTTTTAGAAAATTCTGTTTGTGTTCCAGTTGGAACCATTAAATCAAATTCAACTCCTGTATTTTTCATACATTCGGCAATACATTCCAATATAACTACATTGGAATCTGCATGAATATTATATTGTTTTGTTATCTTATCAATTGCTGTTAATTGTGGGACATAAAGAATCTTACTCATTTATAAATTCCTTTACTTGCTGCACATAAAATTCTAATTCATCAAAACTGCTTGCTTCTATTCTTTTATAAGCAAATCTAGTGAATGTGAAAGCTTCTTCGAATCTATCTAATACATCCTGTAATTGTTCACTTTCATTTATATCTTCTTTTTCTAATCTACTTTTTATCCCGCTAACATTATCTCTCAAGTATATCATCCTGATATTTGAGAGCCCATAAATATTAATTAAATGATCTTCAAAGAGCTTGAAACTTTGCAATGTATAATTCATTCTCCTATATAATTTATCGTATACGTATTGAGAAATATGCATACGGTCAATTAGAATGTAATCATAATCAGTATATAATAAAGCTTCAAGTGATCCAACATTCATTCCTTCAAGAAACGTTGACAAATCTGGGGAGTTAATATTCATATTAAAATATGTTTGGCCCCATCTCACTCGCTTCTTGAGTTTAAAGAAGAAAGCATTCAATTCACTAGATTCATTTATTTCCTTTATAATAGATGTCTTAAAAGTTTTGCTTGCACCTTCGAATATAACCAATTTTTTATTCAATCCCAATTCCTTCATACTGATGAATGAGTTCTGGTCTATGTAAAGGTGTATCTGGACATATCTTTATAAACTCATCATCACAAAATTTACACCCATCTCCACATAATTCATCACATGGAAAGTCTTTTCCTTTTCTTGAATTTTCGACCCAATGATCTATAAAATTATTCAGTTCCTTTGAATCAATTTTAAGGTCTGCATGATCTTTATCTAACAACCACAATTTCATTAGATCATTACCATAATAACCACTTGCATATGCATGAACAACTGGAATTATTTGTTCAAATGTATGAGTTCTACCTGTAATTTTAAAATGTTCTATTCCTGTTTCTTGTTTGTAAATATCATACCATTGAGGCAATATAAAACGAGCCTTAAGGTAAGAACTTGGTGACTGTATACGAGAAGTAATACAGCCACAAGGACCTTTAATAGGGAACCCATCGAAAGCAAGATCATCATTACCGCCATGAGAATGTACCATATAACATGAAGTTCTATATAATCCGTAACAAGGAATTCCTCCTATAGAACAAAATTCATTGGCCATTAATTCCACAATAATACCAAATTCATCAGCTTTTCTTTTAAATCTTCTAAGAAATCTGAAGTCTCTGTTCTTATAAACGTTCATACATATTTTATCGATGTTTGGCATCATTTTCTTATATTGTTCCAGTTGACCAACTGTTTCTACATGCATAATAGTAGAAACCTCAATAGGTATTTTTGTATATTCGCATACAAGTTTGCCAATAATAGGATGCGCTACAGTAACTCTTTTAACACCGACATCTTCAAGATTTTTTAAAAATGCTTCAATTTCTGGTTTTCTATTATTTAATTCATTTAATTCACCTATACATGATATATTTAATGTATAATTAATATCTATTCCTAATTTGTTTGCTGCTTGAACATAATCTTCAAAATATTCTGGTTCTACCTTTGGTAATCTAGAATCTGGACGTGCGGACCCTATTGGGTTATGGTAACTAGGAAGTGACCCATACATTTCTGTAATTTTTGCTGACTTTGGATTTCCTAAATTTGCCAAATTCAGATTATGTGCAGCATTAAGATATTTCTTTGTCCATAAATTCCCAATCATCAGTTCTTTAGCCATATTATTCTCCAATCAATTACCATCTATCTATAAATTTCTCTTGTAAACAGTGTGTAGATTTTCTATTAATAAATCTCTACAATTATCATTATCAGGCTGCACTTTTTTTATTGCATGTAATTGAAAAAGTGTTATAATATCAGCCATATACTTTCCATATTTATGTTTTGTTTCTTCACTTATAGCAGTATATTTATCTTCCATTGCAGCTTCTCTTATCATCATTTCTTTATGAATAACCCATTCCCATGCTTCTTTAACTTTTAGACCTTCTACAAGCATAGAAGGCATTGGTTGTGTTTGTATATTCTGCGGGATTCCAGATGCATTTGTTATTGTGCTAGCAAATTCTAGTTCAGAATCTAAAATATGATAACTACTTGCAAAATGTATATATTTTCCTACAGGAATATTCAATCTTGTTGCTATATATTCCTGTAACATTGTATTATTAAAAATATCATAAGGCATTACCATTACAACTGATTGTGATCTCATCATACATATCATATCAAGACATCCATTACGAATAAGTAAATGATAACCAATCGTACATGGATAATCTTTTGTAGGTTCTGGTTTAGAATCTTCACTTGGATCATATATACTCAAAAAAGTTCTTCTAGAATTATTATCTATATTTAACCTCTGAATTGCATCTTCGACTTGATTTCTAGTTATAGTATGAGGTTCTTGTTCATTAAACAATCCTAATCTGAAACCGTAAGCACCTCTATGAGAAATTCCATCATCTGATAATTTGTTTGCAATTGGATTATAGTAACTTATTTCTTTAAGATTATTGCTACCTCTAAGAATCCAAAGAAAAAACCCTATAGAATTTATTAAATTTACTTTTCTTTCTGGAATGGTAATGAGTCTAGTTTTTATATCTGATACTTCAAAGGTATAACCTATAATTTCTTTAGAGCCTTTACCAAAAGTTATCGAGGATTTATCATTTACAGTTTCTATATCAGTACCATCTGCCAATATATCGTCGATGCTTGTTATATAAGCTTGCGCGAAATTTTTATATTTTCTCATGATACTTTCCTTTTATAAATTATAGGCCTATTATTCCACCCTATAAACTCTGGTTCAAAATGTTCTTTAATTTTTTTATTGAAATATGCTGTACATGATCTACCATATTTACTTACAGTATCATTTTCAAAAAGATATTCATGGAAGTGTCCTATAGACATAATGCCAAATGTCTTTGTTTCTGCCATATATCCTTTTTCTGATATGTGCGGTAATAAATCATCTCTCACAAAGTCATATGGACGTTGCCAATGTTCTATTACTTCAAATACGGTGATAAGGTTGAATGTTCTATCATCTAGATCGTCAAGTATGATAAAATTATTTGGTACGAATTGTGTATAAGAATCTAATATATATTCTAAAAATTTTTTCTGCTTTCCAGTATCATAATAATATACTTCAATATCCGGGAAGTTCAATGCTAACTGGAGAGTTGATAAACCGGTTCCACCTGCAAAATCTAAAATAGATTTTATATCCTTCTTTTCAGAAAGCCATTTAGAAATTGTTCCAACTGATTGTCTTGTAATTTCTTTATAACAGTAAAATGTATCTACTTTATATTGAGGCATACTATATACAGAAAAATCATAAGTAGGAATTGTATCTTTAACATTGACCCATTGTCTAAACATTGGTGTATCTTCAGGAACATAATTATTCATCCAATAATAATAGTTTAAATCTGTTCCATCATATTCTTCTGCAATGCTACAAAGTTTTTTCCACATTTCTGTATTGTTTTTACAACCAAAAAACTTTGGTAATGATTTACCAACTTCTTCTTTAGTCATTTATTTCCCCAGTATTCTTATTATATATAAGTCCTCGTTCATAGTGAATTATACAGCCATCTCTCTCAAAATGATTTCTTAATTGGCCATAAGTCATTCTTCGAAATATCTCATCTAAGTTCTTATATTTTCTTGCCAAATTTGCAACTGTTGCTTCAAATCCCATACCTGGTCCTGTCTTTTTTGGTTTTGCTGGCTTTACATCAAATCTAGTTTTCTGCTTCGCCAATTTCCACGCCCTCCTTTAGAAACATTTTGCGGCCCCACAATTCAGGCACTTTTCACAGCCTTCTTCTTTTATCAATGCTATTGCATGACACTTCGGACAGTATTGTGCACCATTAAGTGATGCTTCATCTTTTTCCTTTATAACATCTTGCCCATTACTTATAAACTTTTTCAATGCAATCCCTATTGCTCTAGGGACAGAGTTAATGTAGTATTTCTTCTTAGCTTCTTTATCATGCCACATTGCACCTTGCTTTGGCGAATCAATCTTTCCTAAATGATCTATAAGAAAATCTATATCTTCGCATTTTCTGAGTAATGCTGAAACTAAAATTGCAATTGCCTTTACTTCTGCATCATCGGGTCCATAAGCTTGTATGAAAACTTCAAACGGTCTATAAGGATCATTTTCAAACCCACTAATTGTGATGTATAATTTTCTGTCTGGGCCGTCTGGGATTTTGTACGTTTTACTTCCCAAAGTGATAGGCCTAGTTTTTTTAGCTTCATCTTCTTTTTCCGCTGTTTTAGATTTTTTATCTGTAATAAGTACGCCTTCTCTACAACCATCTCGATAAATAGTAGTTGATTTAAGGCCTTCTTTCCAGGCATCAATATAAATTTTTGCAACAACATCAATCGGCGTGTCTGATGGTAAGTTAATCGTACTACTAATTGAATTATCAATATATCTTTGAATAACACCTTGAAGCTTCACTCTATAAAAGGGATCAATATCATGCGAAGTAACTACATAATTTGGAAGTGATGTATCATCTCCAAAAAGTTCTGATATGATTTTAGGATATGTTTTATATTCGTAGAATTTTTGGCCATCAGGTTGTCTAACTCTTCGTGTATAGGAAGTTGCAAAGATTGGTTCAAGACCACTTGATACTTGAGCGATAATGGATCCACTTCCAACTGGTGCTACTGTAAGAAGGAATGAATTTCTAATTCCAGTGTTTTTAAATTTTTCATATAGTTCACTAGGTTTTAAACCTTCTTCATTTAACTCGGAATCACCTGCTAAAACTTCATCATACCAATTTTTAGTAAATTCCGATTTTAACCATTCATCTTTTTCAAACCAAGGAAATGCACCTTTTTCTTCTGCCAATTCCACTGATGCTTCATATGCAGCATCCCTGAATTCTTTCATTACTAAATCAATTAATTCTATTGCTTTATCACTATCATACTTTACTCCTAATTTTACAAACATATCAGCAAGGCCTGTAAAACCTAAACCGATTCTACGCTCATTCATTGCTGTTTCATTTTGTTGTAGCAATGCATGCTTACCATCATTATAATCTATCACATTATCCATGAAACGAACTGCTGTTTTTATATCTTCTTTAAAGCTAGTAAATTCAAAAAATGGTTTATTATCACTATTTAAATTTGTAACATATTTACTTAAATTCATATGCCCTAAAAGACAATTTGAATAAGCCCCAAGAAATTGTTCACCACAATTTTTAACTAAAACATTTTCTGCAAAATAATTATGGTTCTTTTCAGTAGTTAAATTGTATACATCAGCATTTTCAATTACTTTAATTGCTTTAATTCTTGTTCGTTTAATCTTACTTTTTTCCACTCTTCGGTCTCCTGTGAATGCTGGGTATAAGATTTGATATTATCTATTAAAACCACTGGTATACTCAAAATCTTATTTAATTCTGTGGTTTTCCAATCTCGACTTCTATCATAACCTTTTGTTTCTACTATTTTTACAAGATTTCCATTTTCAAAAATAAAAAAATCTGGTTTATATAACTTTCCATTTACTTCGTATGTTTTGTATTCTACATCCCAATCTATCTTATTTCTATCAAGCCACTTAGCATAAGAATATTCTATAGAACTTCTTAACCAAACATATTTTTTTCTTATTCTATTATAATAGTATCCTTGATATCCAATTGTTGCATTATGTATTTTTCTAACAATATTATCACTCCACCAACCAGATTTTGTTTCATATTCTTTTTTAGCTTTTTCTGATCTTAATTTTCTTAATCTATTAGTAACTACTTTTCGGCCTTTTCTATGTTTAATATCAAGTTTTTTAAAAACTGTTCTCATTCTTGTATATGATGAATTATACTCTTTAGCTAAAGCTTTAAATCCATATCCATCATTATATTTTTCTTCTAATTCTTTTTTTAATTCTTCATTTAATTCTCTATTCATAATCCCTGCCCCCTTTTATAAATAAATATAAGTTAAACAGGGATTAGAATCATTCTATACTTATAAGTATATCTTCTTCTGTGAGTTTAGCTGCTTCTACATACCCTCTATTTTCTGTATATATCTTGTGATTTGGTGTGAGTCTTAGTATACATCCATCATCTGTTTCTATTTCTATAATATTTTTATCTTCACCAGTTTTACCGGCCTGAATAATTTCTTCCCATTCTAATTGTTTAGTATCTACATTAAATGTAAGTATTTTAGGCATTTTAACATTATTAAAATACATTAATGCAAGTTCTTTTATTTCAATTAAACCTTCTGATGTTTTTAATTTAGTATTATCTACAAGGCATGGGTTTGTTGTAATAGTAGGGTTAATATAACCTAAACTATCATTCCTACGATGATTATCAATAAAAAGAATACCTGGCTCAGCATGAGCATGAGCATTTTCAACAATAGCATTCCAAATCTTTTTTGCAGAAACTTTTTTCTTGATCTGCGGCTTTTCTACATCGACAGGAAATCTTTGTTCATATTTTTCTTCTTTTTCTAATGCTTCCAAAAACTCATCTGTTATAAGGACAGATATATTTGCATATTCTACCAATTTATAAAGGTCATTATAACCATCTCCTTCACCTTCTGCATAGTTAATTTGACCAAGGATTTTCTTTATGTTTATAAAATTCAATATGTCAGGGTGATGAACATTAATTGTAATCATCAATGCACCGCGTCTTAGTTTTTGATGGACAGTGTGCGTTGACCTCGACATTAAATCCATGAACGATGTAGCACCAGGAGATTCACCCCCTGAATTTTTTACTTTTGTTCCTTTTGGCCTTAAAACAGATATATCTACACCAACACCACCTGTTGAACGGTATGTTAATGCAGATTCTTTAAGCCAGTTATATATACCTTCAATAGAATCAGCTTCAATTATTTCATTATTACTTTCATAATCTATAGTATCTCTGATAGGAACTACATAACAATTTGTACAACTAACTTTTTCATCTCTACCTACAGCATAATTAATTCTACCCCCTGGTATGAATTTCCAATCTTTTAAAAGTTCGTAGAATTTTGAATTCCACATATCATATACTTCTACACCATTATCACTATTACTATTGTCAGGGTCACTTTCTACTTTGGCAATTGAACTTGCTAATCTTCGCCACATATCATTAGGAAGCTCTTCATCTTTCATAAGATATTTTTCCTTAAGAATATCCGAAGCCATTTTATCACCATTATACCATTCTAACAACTTATCTACTGCCATTTATTTTCCCTCATTATTTATCTTAAAATCATAACTAATCCCTAAACATTTCTTCAGTTCCATGATGATATTGTAATTCACTAATGCCATTAGCTCTATGTAACCAAAGTTCAACTCTTAAGTGCTCATTAAGCTTTTTTCTTTTCAAATATTCCCCAAACACAGTTCTTACTTTACGCTTTTCTTTTTCAAATGAAGTATCATTCCTTATAGTACTAGGCATCTGAAGAGGTAAACTTTCATCAGCACTTGAAAATATTACTGATATTGTATAATTGTCTCTTGACATTAATTCACACCTTTATTATCTTTGAATTTGCTCCATAATTCTCCAACTCCATCTTTAAATTCTTTATCTACATTAACAATAAAATCTCCCCCAATCTGATCAGGTTCACTTAACTGAATCACTGATCTTGCAGGATCAAAATAAGTTGTCCAAACCTTGCCATCAAATCCCATTCTATTTTTTGCAATATAGAATTTACCACCGTTTGTTTCCTTCTCATATTTGTTTCTACTGAATGTTCCAATAAAATCTGCAACTTGTGCTTTTGAATATGCATCAGCTATCTTATCTAACCCAATAATATCCTCATCCAATCCTGCTCTATTTGTTTGTGATGCTGTCCAAATTGGGATTTTTGTTTCCATTGAGAAACTTCTAAGTTCCTCATAAATTGCTTCTAATTCCCAAGTTTTTTGTTCATACGATCTTGTTGACAGCATAAGATCAGCATAATCAAGGACAACTAAATCAACTTGAATACCCGATGCTTGTAATCTATCAATATGAAATTTTATTTTATGAATATTTGCTGTTCGTGTTGGAAATTCTTTGATGATTAATCTGCCACCTTTAAATTCTGAAAGTATCTTTTGTACATCTTTTTCATTATTTCTAATATCCTTGATTGGGAAACCAGAAATTTTAGCATCGTATCTCTTACCAATATTAATTTCTGAAAGCTCGAATGTATAATGGACTACATTATATCCTGCCTTCAGTGCACCATAACCCATTTGCATTAACCAATAGGATTTACCACCACCAGTTGGTGCCATCATAACGCCTATCTCACCACCTGCTAGTCCCCCATCAAGATAATCAATATCGTCTAATAACTTAAGTCCTGTAGGGATAGATTTTCTTATTGTTTCTGATGTTCTATCGGATAATCCTTCAAAATAATCATGGCCGGTATCTGAAATATAGATATGTTTCATAGCCTTTTCGATTCTTGGCTTGATCATATCTTTCTTACCTTCTTTAAGATGAACAGCACATTCTAAAATTGCTGATTCCATCTCTTTTTCTTCCAGAAATTCAAAACCTTCTTCTTTAGCTTGTTCTACTTCTTTTACTTTAAAATCTTTCTGCATGTGTAAGATTATAAGTTTGCAAGAATCTATTATATCTTCATTATTTAATTTAGATAACGTAACTCCAAGATTTTCATATGTAGGAACCGTCTTATATTTTTCAAAAAAGTCTGTTATTAAATTCCATATTATGCCATGATTTTCACTAAAAAATTCCTTTTTGCTTAACGGATATATCTTTTGGAAAAAGTCTACATCTGAAAGAACGGCCTGAATTAGACGATCTTCGAATTTATGACCAAATTTACGAAATGTTTCTTGTGACATTAATTATCCTCAATTAAAGTATGTATTTATGATATTTCCATTTATTATTAATCTTCAATACGCCATACTTAAACACAAACTTATATAATATTTTATTATATTTTTTCTTCTAATATAATAGGTTTTGGTTTCATATCCATATACATTTCGGCCCAGGTGAACATCTTTGGGGGACTAATAGAATCTCCAATAATCATTAATCTGAATTGTGTGGGTTTAAACTTTGGTATATCTTTAAAAGTTTTATGAATTACGCTTCTTGCTTGCAGTGACATGTTTGGAATGAGAAGTTGCATAAGCTCATAGTTACGTTTGAGTAGGTCTCTATGATCTAAATATTTGGCATATTTCTTCTTCTTTTCAACTTCGAACCTATGCTGTGCTATCTCAAGTATGTCATCAATGGTATAAATATCAGCTCCATCTTTCAAGGATTCAAGCATTTCAAAATCTTTTATTGCTGTTTTTGCCCCAACACCTTTTATTCCATCAATCTCATCAGAAGCATCACCCATGATTGCTTTAAGGATAGGTAAATTATCCGGATGTATACCATAAAAATCCATTACAAATTCAGGTGTAACAATTTCACCATCCTTATACTTCTTAGTTTTTACTGGTCGATGAATTGTAGTTGTTTCTGATACTAATTGGAAATAATCTCTATCTGTAGTTATAATAACATTTTCCCATTCAGGCCCATCAAAGATATGTTCTACACAATATGCAATAGTATCATCTGCTTCCAAGAAATCTACAGATGTTTGATAAAACGGTAAAATTGCAATATAATCTCTTAACCTATTAAGCTGCCTTATTAAAGATTCCTTCTCACCTTTTTCATCATCCTTATATTTCTTCTTATTAAATCCACTAAATTTTCTACTTGATTTATATTGTTCAAGCATTTCTCTTCTACGCTTAGATGAACCTTTACCTTCCCATGCTACATGAACTACATCTGGCTTATGAATTCTAAGGAATTTATTAAAGCTTTGAAGACATCCAAAAATACCACCGACATCAACTCCTTGTTCATTTGTTGCATGTTGAACTGC